CTTCTTCTGTCATACAATAACGGTTCAAAAGAAGGCATTGAACCGTATGGACAACTAATTACAGTACCTCTTGGATCATCGTTATATAAAGCTGTATTCTTTGGTGAAGCATCTCTGTGATACTTTACACATCCAGGTATTTTTAACGATGGTAGAGGAACGTTTAATACTTGGTATGGATTATGTACTGGTATATCTATCTGCGGTATTTTTATATCTGGTATAACTATGTTTGGTATTTCCATTACATAGGTATAGAAGGCCCACTAAATTTAGGTAACTGTTTTGGTATCTCTTTTTTCATTTTATTTTGTAAATCACCCATAACTTTATTTTTAAGGTTACGTTCAAATTCTGGTGATTTCATATATTGAATTGCTAAGTAAGCCCCTACACTCATTGACGACACCATCAAAAATGAAATAATAGAAAGGATGTTAGCTATTTTATTAAACATGATTAGAGATGCTTTTTTAAAGGCTTTAGTACCTGTTACTATTATAACTTTCTGTAGTATCTGTGCATTAGCACCGTTGTATGTAACTTTAGGAATGATGAACCGTCAGGTGATAAATAAAATATAAGCTTTGGCTGTCATAATTTAACTTGCATTACTTGCTCTAGACAATTCCATCCAAAAAGCCCCTGTATAAATTAAAACTAATTTGTCTTGACTATTGTCCATAGTAAAATCTGCATCACCAGCAAGTCTTAAATTACCATCTTGATCTTTAACAACAACCGTTCTACCTGCATTTGCAGCTCTTATAATAATAATTTGACCTGTTGCACCTCCATTAATTGTTGTTAAATCATCAGTACTAGCATCGCTTTCTGTATCAATAGTATGATATGAATGTGTGGCTGTAACTGCACCGCTTGCTATAGTCAATTCAGCACCTTGATCATAAATAACTTTATCTACTTCTATTGTTTTTGCCGTAACATTTCCAGAGGAAGAAATACTAAATTGAGAACTATTATCGTATTTGAAATCTAATAAATCTGAAGCAGAATTATCCCGTTTAATTGTCCAATCATTATTGCCACCAGTAATATCACTTGCTAATTGAATAATGCTATCTGAAGTGCCACTATCATTGTCTGCTGATAATCTAACAGAGTTACCTTGGTTAGAAACAATAATTTCATTATCTGTTTCTCCACCAACACTTATTAAACTTCCAGCAATAGTATTAGCTAACGATTTAATACCTAAACCAGAAGTAGCTGCTGGTGCGATAATACTTACATCACCAGTTCTTGATGTACCAACAATTTTTCCTTCTGCATCTGCATTAGAAACTCCTGATATTACAGACACTTCAAAAGTACAATTATTAAAGCTAACATCATCACAATAATCTAAACTAATTGCAGTATTAGAGTATGTCCTAAAATTACAAGCTGTAAAATTATGGCCACGAATACCAGCAGAAGTACTACTTAGTCGACCATCAATAAATAATGCAGGTATTAAATAATTACCATCGGCTCTTGTATGATGATCAGCAGCACTAAATATTCCACAACCTATAAATCTATTACCTGTCAATCCTTCACTAGCTGCTCCATCGTCATGATCATTTCCAATAATTGCTACAGAAGTAAAATTACAGTTAAGAAAAGTATTGTAATCAGGATCAAATAAAGAATCACCTGAAGTATTATTAATAATTAAACCAGCTTCATCAAAATAACCAAATATATTAACATTAGTTAAATTAGCTAAAGTGCTTCTAATTAGTAAACCTACATCATAATCTGATCTGTTATCTGCTGATGCTGCTGTTAAACTGCCACTAGAATTTAAGATATCAACATCTAAAACAATTCCAATATTGGTTATATTTAAACCTGATTGAAAATTATATTTCATGCAATATTTAAAAGAATGATATGTAGGAGCACCGCCAGTTACTTCTGTTCTAGTTGTTGTTTCTGTTTTATTTCCAGTACCATCAAATATAAATATTGTTCCACTAATAGTATTTTTTATTCCAGGTTTTAATTTAATTTTATCACCTGCTTGTTGTGGAAATGTATGTATGCTTGGAGAACCATCCCCCATGATATGTATATGTTCTGGCAGATCTATGCTTGTATTATTTATACGATATACACCGCTAGGTGCATAAGCTATTTTATTTAAACTTGCTGCTGCTGCTAACCAATTTACAACTGCTGTTGTGTCATCTGTATCGTAATCACCTTTTGCACCAAAATCTTTAAGAGAAACTACATCTTCTAATTTATTTTGAACAGACCTGCTAACAGCCCCCGTTCCTTGTTGTGTAAAGTTAAGGGTATTTATAGTAGAGGTGTTATAAGCCCCCTGAGAAACCCATTTGACACCATCAAAATGATAAGAAAGCCCATTTGATGCGTTATGTACATCACCTGTGGATGGAGAAGCGGGAAAGTTTAAAGCCATGATTTTATTATATGGTATAAGGTTTTGTTGTCATTTTTAATTTTTATTAAGTAGTTGTTTGTCCTATAACGTAAGCCCAGTGTTGACCGTTGTAGACAAAATGATGAACATTATTACCACTTGTTGTTGTTATGTTTGAGTTACTCGGTAATTGAAATCCGTTAGAAGTTATACCTGATGTTGATATATCTCTAAATGTTATATCGTTAGAATTTGCGAATTGTCTAATAAATAACTGATCTCCCTCTCTAAATACTACATTTGTTTCGGGATTGCATTGGTCTAAAGTATCAGTTGTATTACCTTCGCCTTGAATACGAATATAATATACAGAATCACGTATTGGTCTTATTTTTACAGAACCGCTTACAATAGTATTAGTAGTTCTTTCTACGTCAAATAATTCCTGTTTATAATTGCCAGTACCAATTGTTTGAAAATCTACATTACTATCGTTTGAATAACCCATAGTGTTATTTTGTATGATAGTTTGACATGCCCAATCTGCTTCTGGAAATGCAGTTGTATCATCTATACTAGCTATATTTATCATTCTAATTGTTGTAAAATTAGAGTTACTTCCTTTAGCTCTTGCCCAAACGTTATCAGTAATTTTTAAAGCTGGGCAATTATTACCAGCTTGAACAAAATGTGCAAAAGATGTTGAATCCGTTGCTCTAAAGTTTCCATCCAAACGGTTTGCATGAATAGTAACACCCGCTGAAAAGTCATCTAATTTTATTACGAATCTACCTATTTGACTAAAATAATTATTACAAATATTTAGAAACCTGAAAAAGTTTTTAAAACTACCTTCTTGAATACTCGTAGCAAATCCAAAATAACTTTCAGAAATATGATTATTGCAAATATCTAATAAACAATTATCCCAACTCCAATCTAAGGTGCTTGAACCCTGTACAACAATACCTCTGTATGAACCTCTAATAACATTATTAGCTATATGTGCCCTTTGAGCAGCACCATAAGCTAGAACGATTCCATCTCCTGCATTATCAGTATCAACTTTACCTTGCATAGAAGAAGTCATTAAATTTCCATGTACAAAAGCAGCATAACCTCTTATAACTAAACCATCTTTCTTAAAATCTAACATTGCATTATTGATCCATCTTTCTTGATATACACCCGGATGTGATGTAGGTGCTTCGTAACATCTTGTGAAAGTTGAATTAGTGCAATAAGGTCTTATAGATATTGTTTTGTAAGTTCCATTATATGTAAAATCAACTGATTGACCACCATAACTATCATGAATATTATCAAAACCACAGTCCTGACTTGAAATTATTTTATATCTATTATGTTTAGCATGATGATCTGTATAATTCCAAGCAAATGTAGGGTCATTGTAATTAGTAATATTTTTAGCTTCACAATTCCAACTTGCTTCTATTTGAATAGAACTACCTTGTGCTGAACTTCTATTTATAGAAACATCACTAATACTGCAATGATAACCATGTATAATTCTAAAAACATGGCCATCATTAGATGCAGTTCTGTTAACAGTTCCACCTATCCAATGTGCTTTTTCAACAGGAACAAATTTTTGTACGGCACTTCCAGTTCTATCTGTTTCGGTTTCACCAGCCGCATTAATAGCATAATCATTAAAAATTAATTCATCAGCTAAATTAAAAACTCCATTTCCTACAACTGTTTTAATGCAATGAAATTCATTAAAATAAGCAAAAGGTAAAGATTGAGTACCATCTCCTGTCCAATCTTCACCTGCATCTACTCTATTTAAAGCATTAACAACACTAATCAATCTAACTTTATCTCCTGCTGAGTAAGCAGAAGCTTCAGAAGAAGCTAAAGTAATTCGATCTATTATATCTGCATCACCGCTAGCACTAGGTATCGCAGTAAAAGCTTTTTCTGCTTCTAATGAACCTGTAAATCTAATATCTCCTGTTCCTGAAATTATTGTATTTTTTTCACATCTAACTGTGACATTACTTTTTAATTCCAAATCAGACGCTAATTTAAATGTGCCATTTGGAATGGTTACTGTACCACCGCCAGCAGCATTAACAGCGTCTATAGCTGCTTGTATTGCAGCTTTTGAATCATTAACACCTGTGCTATCAGCACCAAAGTCTTTAACTGATACAACATCTTGTAATTTACTTTCTACTGTTCTTATGGTTGTACTGTTTGCTTGTTTAAAATTAATGGATGCTGATTCCGTAGCAATTTCAGCAGCATCAAAAGGAGGGCTTGCTTCTACCCATTGTGCTGTATCTACATCTTGATAATAAACAAAAGTACGACCTGACACTGAGTCATACCATCTAGCACCATTCGATATACCTGTAGGAGCAGTAGCACCAACAAAAGTACTTACAAGACTTTCTGTATCTTCTTTAGTTTCTTGCATACCAAACAACAGGTGTTTGCTGTTGTTATCTAAATCAGATTCAGTAAGAACAGAACCATCCTGGAAATCTACTTTAGGTACTGTTATATCAGTATTTCTTTTTATTTCTATAGTTGCTCCTAATGTTGGAAAGTTACCAGAAGTAAACTGAATAGAAGTTTTACTAGGAAATGTATAGTGTGTTGTTTGTGTTTTTAAGGTGTTATCAACTCTAACTTCTACATCAGATTCAGATAAGTAATCAAAAGATATTGTATAAGGACCAGAAGTATTACCACTGGCATTATTAGCTGCGGTATGAGTTTGCTTTGTAGCAACGGTGTTAGTAGCCATAGTTAGTTTTGATTAAAATCAACAATATTTTGGTTGTAGTTTTTAATTGTTGCTTTAGTTGTATTATCGTTTATTATTCTAAGTTTGTCTTGATATTCTGAATATATCTTACGATTTTCTGGTTTCCTAAACCATCTTTTTCTAGCTTCTTTTTTATATTTAGTTACTTCTTCTCTTATCAGACTAGCTATTTCTGCTCTTGCGTTATCTTGTATTTGCATTTTTAACCTTGCATCATCAGCATCTATATTTTGACCTAATGCGGTTTGATAAAAAGCTTTATTTTGTGGTTTATTTAATTCTTCAAACAATTTTACAATTAATCTTTTGCCATCAATTTTAGTATCAAAAGCTAAATGTTTTATATAATCTGCATATTGATCATTATCAAGTTCAATACCTGTTCCTTCTACTCCTTGTTCTCTAAAAAAGAATTTTTTAGGTGGTTGCAAAGAAATATTTAAATCGTTTATTACTGTTAAGACTAAATTATCTTTTGTATTTGTAGCTGTAAATGGATTTAAAACATCAAAAATATCTGGACCTACACCATTAGGATATTCAATAACTGCACCTGTAAGCCAATTTCTGTCAGGTTGCAAGTCAGCATTATACAGAGGTACGGTTTTAGCTAGTTCATTTAAAAATGATCTTACACCTGTAAACATTTCTTCTGATCCTTTTGGATAAAAACTTGTATCTAATTTTGTTTTATCAATAGCTTTATTAACTGATCTACCAAAACTTGAGACAGGATTAACAATATTAGCAACTCTTCTTGATAGTAATGTTTGCAATTTAAATGGATTATGAATAGCTTCTGCAAATTCTGTTATACCACTTACAAATGTTCTATCTGTTAAGTTTCTTGCAATCGCCACAGTCATAGCAACTGCAAAATCATTACGTTGTTGCTGTCCTATTTGTCCTTCTATATCTGCATAATCTCCTAATAACATAAAGATACCAGACCAAGGATCTAATCTTTTGTATGAAATATATTTATATTTTGGTTTACCACTTTTGGTCATTACCACTTCACCGTTTTTATCTCTTACTAAAAATCTAAAAGAATATGGTTGCCAACCTTCTGCTCTTTTTTGTTTCACTAATAATCTATTCTGTTCGATAACATCGCCAAATCCAACTGTATTAGGACCACCACCTGTAAAGGACACTTCTGCCATAGGATTATCAATATCCCTAGCTAAAAGAAGAGCCATTGAGGTAAAACCACCTCCTAAATACATTTCACCCCTTGCTCTGGCAGCAACACTTGGATCTGTGCTTTTTAAAGCTCTTCTATATTCACCTAATAAAGCATAATTAAAACCTGGAATAAATCTTAATTGAGTTTTAAAAATATTTATAGGAGTTCTTACAAATGGAACTATTAATCTACCAAATGGATGATTAGCAAAGTTTTGTATTGTTTTACCAAATCCATCTTGAGGTAGATCTTTTGTAAAAGTTACTTCAGCAGCATAATCTTTTGCTTTTTTATATAAATCAGTAATACTAGGTGGTAAACCTTTGGTGCTTCCAGTATCAACAATATCAAAAACTTTATTAGATTGTTGTTCTATGTATTCTGTTAAAGCATTACCTGTCTTACCTGCCTTTACACCTTTTTCCCATGCGTCAGCTTTAACATAAGCTCTAAAATTTACTTGTTTATAAAACTCATCCTCTGTAATTAGTAATCTTGATCCAAAACTATTAATTCTTCTAAAATTATTATAAATAGATGGTAGCCAAGCATCAGCATTTGTAAAATCAACAAAAGGTTTTATAGCATTTCTAGTAAGTGCATTGCTATCAGCAAAATTTGTAACATCTTGACCATTAATATTTCTTGAAACTCTTCTTGCATCTTGAACCATAGCAGCCCTGTCTAAAACATTTTCATTAACTTTGAAAGCTTTACCTGCAACATTAAAAGCATCTCCTAAAGATTGATACATATAAATAAATTGCTTCCACCCTTTAATAAATTCTTCAGTATTAAATTCTGGTCTAAAAACTTTTTTACCAAAACTATCAGTAGCTGTAACTTTAAATGCACCAGCAGATTGTGTTAATGGTTTTATAAGAGTATTAAGACCTGTTGATAAAATATTTACTACATGTGTAGGTGGCCCACTTAAAATTGAATTAATGTATATCTCGTTAGTAAACTCTACACCTCTTTCTATAAATCCTTTCTTAATCATTTTCTTTAAAACTTCTGGATTGCCACCTGCTATGTGTAGATATTTAGTCAATCTAGTTAATGATAAAGCTGCTTCTTCATCACCTTTTTCGACTAAATCAAATATTTTATTAAAAGTCTCATCTATCTCGTCAGCACCTGTATCTTCAATAAAATTTCTGTTTATGGAATTTATATCTTCAGTACCAGAACGGATTCCAAAATCTTGAGCAGTTGTTTTCGCATCTCTTAAACCACCAGCAGCCCTTCTTGCTCCTAAAGATTGTGATGTTAAAGATCCAACTCCTTTATTAAGATAAACAAGACCTTTTAATATTTTGGTTTCTTCTATAAAATCACTTCTTATTTCTTTTATAGCATCAAGGTTTTTAGTAACAATAGCATTATGTAAAGCTACGGATAGGTTATATACTTCTTCACCATTCTTGTTCATCATTTGATTTACAGAAATGGTTGTCGCAGGTAAATATTGTGGATTATTTATTATATTGCCTTTTTTTGTCTTTTTAAATGGACCAAATTCCTGTAAGAAAAATCTAGCAGCTTCTAATGCTTGTCCTCTTGATTGTCTTTGTGAAGCATTAAACATATCTTGTAAAGAAACAGATCTGGCCCATTGTCCAAATTCATCAGTATCTCTAAAGTATTCACTTAAATTTAATAAACTTTCTCTTAAGTTTTGTATTCCACCTCCTGTAATTTTAGGATTAAATGTAGATTCTATTTTCTCACCAACTCTTGGTGTTTTTAATACATCATCAAAATTTACTTTATTAATATTTAAAGAATTAGCTGGATCAAAATATATTCTTACTTGATGTAGTCTTTTACCTTTACCTGCTTTCTTTCCTCCTTGATGAGTAAACCCACCAAAACCTTTTCCTTTAAAGTAATCTTGAAAATTACCAAATATTTCATCAATAACTGTATTAGAACTTACACCTCGTCCATTTGCATAATCTCTTATTTCATCAAATAGTTGAGATAATGTGTAGTTGTCACCTAAATCATTAACTGCTTCTGAAACTATATTTTCATAAGGTTCATCATCAAAATTATTTATAAAAGTTTTTAATTCTGCATCAACAGATTGATCTAAGTCATAGAAATTTACAGGTTGTTTTTCTGCAATTTCATAGGTAACTGGTCTGAAATCTGGTGTTTGAGGAGGGTTATCTGCTAACTCATCTAAACGATCAGCTATTTTATTAAAAGCATCAACATTAGTTCTTGAGCCACCAGAAAATTTATTATCTATTGGAAATTGTCTAGCCTGTCTAGCAAGATCTCTCAAGCGATCAGCAGACGGAACTTCAATACCAGGTCTTACTAATTGATTTAATTCTGCATCTGTTATATCTAATTTAGCTAAATCACTTTGTATTCCAAAAGGTAAGTCGCCAATTCTTTTAACCCCTTTAGCAATAGGTATTTCTGGTTTTAAGAATTGTTTTTTACCTTTCTTTTGATATTTGCTACCAGTAATTAAATCATCTGTTGTATAGAATCCATTACCATAAATATTTTGTGATGATACTGCTTCTCCACCTTCTTGAAGTGTTATTTCTTGTGACGTACCATGATAAAACTTACCTTGACCTCTAGTATCAGGTAAATTTAATCTTGTTGAAGACGAAAATAAATTTTGATCAG